TAAAACCACTTTTTGTATTAGTTGTTTTATTCGTATCGAAAGCTAACTTTATGAATTTTTTTAATGTATCTTTGTCACCACTAATTACTGTTGATCCAAAAAAGGTACAACTCGAACCTATGTTAGCCAAATCATATGCATCTGCAAGTAATTGTGCAGCATGATCAGTGTCCGTAACATTATTAGTTCCCATTTCGGGAGTTAGCATTGATTTGAAAGTTACTGCATTCATTTATTATGTTTTATCTATTGCACCTTTTCCAGAACTTGGCCATCCAAAACGGCAGGACCAATATCTGGCTTTATGTCTTGGTCCAGGAGACTGACAATTATGACGAGCACGGAATGATTTTCTACGAGCAGCATTACTCTTTTTAATTCTCATAGTCTTTTTTCCACCCTCACCCTTATGACCAAAATTTACCTTAACAATGTTTCCATTGGGTTTTTTTACATAAACGGAAAACTTTTTTGGACCACCGGGTGTACGGAATGGTTTACCGAGAGAAACTTTTCTACCACGATATTCCGCCTCATTGACAGAAGCCAATCCACTTTCTTGTAAACCAAAATGTAATTCTGTTATTTTTCCGCAAGCATTTGTTCCATACCCTTCAAGTTGATATGTTGGATTTGTAATAACTTCCTTTACATTACGATACCCACCACCGGCTGCTTTATATGCCTTTACAAGGGCACCAGATGCATAAGCACTTGGCCATACTTTGTATTTTTTCTTAATTCTAGACTTAATACTGTTGTAAAGTTTTTTGTTTGTTGGTACAGCTCTCTCAACAATCACTTGTTTCATAAATTTCTCCGTTTTCTTCTTGGTGGTTCATCTACAATATCATTATCATTTATTTCTCGGTAATAATCATGGTCTTCCATTTTCCTAAATTTACTGGCAAACTGTTCGGATGCTACCGAAAACAATCCGCCAACCACTATGTAAAGGAAACCATCGAATATAAACTGTTCTACTTTCTTATCGTAAAATGTAGATAGTATTGCCATAAATATCATTACAAGAAAAGAAAAGAACATCATTACCCGCTTTGATGATATATTACCACCAATTCCTCTAAAAGTTTCCGATACTGGATTAACTTTCCTCAATCCTTTCTCCCAAATCCTTTTCTAGTTTTTCAATGAAATTTTTTCTAAATTCTATAAATTCATTTTCTACTTTTTGTAAAAGTTCTTCTTTATTCAATGGAGTATTCCATTTTTCAATATCGCCGAAATCATTTGTAAATTCTAATCTTGATAATTCATCAACTATTAAATTTTTATCTCTTTCAGCTTCCTTCAACCAAGCAAGTGCGTTTTCCTTTACCTTTCGTTTTTCATATTCTTCCCACTTTCCTTCAAGACGAATTTTATGTTCCATTTCTACAACACAATCAAAACACATTCCGTGAATTTTTCTCATCTTCTCATCAAGTTTTTTTGGAAACATACAAGTACAAGTTTCTTTGTTGCAATTTGGGAATGTATTTAAGTATTCATGCAATTCTTGTTGCCATTCTTTTCCAAGTTTTACTTTATATCCTTTTTTCTGTTCCCACTCATTCCCATCTTCATCGAACCATTTATCTCCGATTTTTCTTGTGATTGTATCTTCTTTGTTTTGTTCGGTGTAACCAACAGTTACTTTGTTCTGACTTTCATGATCACCGGCAAGAAGTTTTTTAACATCATCAAGACTTTCAATTTTAATGTCCATAACATAACCTTTTACTTTATTATTTCGTTGTAAACTTTATTCCAAAATTTTCTCGTTATCATGTGTAATGGTCTTAAACCATTTTTATCTTTTTTACTTTCTTTCATTTTACCACGTTTTGTATTGAATTTGGAAACAACCATATTGAATATCTCAACATCAAACCAACCAAATATAGAAATAAAACGAGATTTCAATTCAGATAACTTGGCAGAACGGTCAGATAGAGCAGCAAAAATTGTTTTTGAACCCATTTCGCCAAATGATGGGATGTCATATCGAACATGATTTACTATCATGTAATAAACATAAGGGTTCTGAATATCTTTGTATGGCAAATGACTACTACCATTCCACTTCATCAATCGTTTGTAATCTTTTAATTTAGAAACATCATCTTTATCCACAGCATAAATTACAACAGTTGCATCCCCATCAAACTGTTCTATAACATTTGTTGCATGAAATGGTGTATTTGACTTTTGAATATGTTTAACATTATGACGACGCATTATTGCAAACTTCTCGTCATATGTCAATGGTTTTTCTATTGGATCTGTAATATCATTTGTTACAATTATTACATTGTCTTTATCAAACTTACGGCAAATTCTTTCATATTCTTCACGATGATAAATTGCCATCGGTTGAAATTTACCAGGATAAATTACAAGAATATCCTTGTCCACTAATTCATTTTCATTGAATATGGCAAGGTTCATTTCTTTTATCAATTTAAGAATTTTATCGTTCATATGTTATATTGGTTTTATTGGCCAAACTATATTAAATGGATCAGATTGTTCCGTTATATCACGCAATGATTGACGATATACTTGCCATTCTTGTTGTTTTTGTTCAGATAATGGACTATCTTGTAACTGTGTCCAATCACATTCTGTTAAAAATTCATTTCTACGGTAACGAATAAAAGTCCATTGACCATTCAATTCATCTTGAATTTCTTGTGCAGTTTTGTTACGAACTTTTTGATATTCTACTACTTCATTTTCTTCGATAACAAAATCACTACCATCGTAAAATTGATTTGAATTTATTTCTGCTTCTACAAATCTAAACGGGTACCATCCGTGTTGTTTCAATGTCTCATTATCAAGAAGATAAAAGTTTGATATATTTTTCCACACTTTCGGTATATCCGTAGGATTACCTATTATCTGATTATTTTCTACTAAAATATATTTCATGTATAAACTCGTTTCATTAAAAACAACACACTATCTATAAATATGTTAAACCGATTGTTTACTATGTTCTTCTGACAATTTAGTGAGTTCTTCTCTAATTTTTAACAATGGTTCATCCCATTTTCCATATTTTTCTTGACGAAATAATTTTACAGAATTATACCAACGAGAACTATCACCAGGAAAAACCCAAGTATAGTATGGCATAATAGGAACAACAATCCATGTTGGAATACCCATTGCACCTGAAAGATGAGCGATTGAAGTGCAAGATGTTATTACCAAATCCAAACCAGCAATTATATTTGCAGTATCATCCCATGTTTTCATTTGGTCACGCATATCTGCAAATGGAAGACCATCTATACAATTTTCATCCCTTTGTAGTGAATATAACGATATGTTTGGAATATCCGATAGTTCAATCATCAATTCAGGTGGAAATCTTCTATGTTGTTCGTGTTCAAATTCAGGATTACCACTCCAACGAATACCAACTTTCAAATTATTATTCTTGGAAAATAGCGATATTGAATTTTTTGGAAAAATATATTGACAACCATCAATATCATCATATTCCATATTCAATACATAGGCGGCAGACATAGCAGGAACCCAATAATCATAATGAAGATTTTTTATACCTTCATTGTCAATGGATATAAAACCATTATTATTGAAAAGTTCCTTTAATTCTGATGAGCACGATATGATTACCCTTGCACCCATTTCTTGAAATCTCTTAGCAAAACGAAAATTTAGTATTTGATCACCGTAACCGCCTTCACATCTGAAAAGAAGTGTTTTATTTTCAAGTGGTTCATCTTTCCAAATTGTTCCAGAAATCGGCGGAAGACCAAATACATTGATGTATCTACCATAATTTAGATGTTCAAATCCTTTTTTAAGATTACCATGACGCATTTCATGCCATCCTAAATTGAAAAGAACACGTAAATCATCTTGTGATTGATTTCTCAATATGTCTTCACTTTTTTCTGGAAAACCATTTATAGTGTAATTTAGAGCAATATCCAATGGATCAATTACATCACTTTTCATTTCAAAACCTTAAACAGAGTTAGATACAAATATAAGTAATCCGCACCATTTTTCCAAATTTTTAA